GGCTGACTATCGATTCGACCTCAGTAACAGACTGCCGTGATGTCGGAAAAGCTTGCCGGACACGAGTTATGGAAACATCGTGCCCATTAAAGAACTCCCGACCACAAGACTCCCTGAACTTACCAGTCCAGAAAGACTTGTCCGCACCAACTCGAGCACCGAAATGTTCGAGCGTGCGTATCACGGTAGACACGTGATCAACAGGGACTATAAGATCATCCCCGAAGACACGCACCGAACCGACGAAATCAAGTAGACTTCGTCGGGAAAGTGGTGTCCTAAGCGACTCTTCTATTCCCAGAAAGATCAATGTTGTGAAAACCATCGCCTCTACTGGAAAGCAGAGCGCTGAACCCATAGACGCATACTTGGATAGCCTAACAAGGTTAGGATCTCCAGGTAAGACGGCCCGACGTGATCGTGTTGCATCTACTGCCTCACCAAGGTGAGGCCATCGATGAAACATAGCACGGACGAGCTGATTGGAAACTCTATCGGAAGCGTCACTCAAATCGAGTGTCGCAGTCCGCTGATCAAGCGAACCTTGGCGTGCCAGATCCTGATTAGGGACCTGATCGTCAAATCCGATAAACTTCGACAGCAGTCTATCTCTGTAGAAGTGCTCGAGAAAACAGCGCAGGACTGCCTGCTGCATATACTGCATGCAGGTAGGCTCCATAGCTATTACTCGGGGAGTTTTCAACGTTTTAGGAACCAAGGTAACCCGAACGGGCACCTCGGAACCGGGTTCATTGAAGTCCACATCCCAGTACCGATCGGCGTTACGCCAATTGGTAAAGAGATGGTCTCCGGCCGGAAAAACCGGTTCGAGACGATCAGTCCAGACTGCTTGACGATACTTACCGTTTCCGGTAAGACCATCGGCAGTAGATCCTGGACCGTGCTTCGGAACAACCTTCCCGTAATAGATGTCTCTATCTATCAACGTGAAGAGAGGACCGAAAAGCATATTCGACATACGCGAAAAGTTATACAGATCCCCATCTGTAACTTTTCTGTCGAATTCCTGGACTTCAAGTTCACACTTGAGGTAATTCTGTATCGCCTTACGTTGGCGTGCTGGGGAGCATTCCAACTCAATCTTGCCAAACATCAGCGTTAACTGACGCAAGGCTTGGATTGAGGCGACACAGGGATCCTCAAGTAGGACACCGCTCTTCCGGTCGAACACACGACAGAAGAAACCTCCGAACAAACGGGGGAGACTTCCTCCTCGTTCTGAAGAGAACGAGGGGTGGATGTCGGCCTTACCCTGGTC